CCGTCAAGCTTACGTGGACGCAGGTTATGCAGAAGGAGCCTCTTCTCTCCCGAACGCTCATAACAAACAAAGGGAGTTGATGGATCATATCCAGCTCAGGATCAATGATCGAATTAGTGCCTACGTTCCGTGGGCTCTAGATGGATTAGTTAAACTGGCTACCGATGCCAAAAATGAAACTGTAAAACTGAAAGCCCTGGAGTCTATTCTGACTCGCGCCGGGTATAACGCTCCAATCATTATTGAAAACCACACTGACGATCCTAAAGAAATGCCAAGAGATCAGATCAGTAAAGAGATCAAGGTGCTCTTGAAGAAAGCATTAGGTGAACGTCCAGATCTGAAGGTGGTTAAAAAAACTACTAAGGACTGATCATGAAATTATCAGAGAAACAGCAGGAGTTCACTCGTATGACTGGACTCCTTATTGCATTTGCGACACAGAAAGGTTATGGATTAACCTACTCACAAACACACCGTCCCAATTGGGTAGCCAAGGAATACGCAAGACGAGGAATTGGTATACTCAACTCTCTACACGGAAAACGCTTAGCTGTTGATTTCAATCTATTTATTGATGGAAAGTACATGCGGGATACAGAAGATTACCGTGTCCTGGGTGAGTTTTGGGAATCTATTGGTGGCACTTGGGGAGGACGTTTCAATGACGGAAACCATTTTTCTCTTTCACATAATGGTGTCAAATGAACGTATTAGAATATCTGGATGGTGTAGATTGTACGAAGTTGACCGACGATGAACTAGCGCGTCTGTTAGAACTGGTTCAGGAACAGCAACAGCGATCTCTACACAACAAAATTGAGGGGTATGATCCCTATCAATGGCAGAGAAATTTCCATGCTTTAGGAAAAGATAATCCACAACGGCTATTGATGGCCGGTAACAGGACAGGCAAAACTTATTCCGGTGCAGCAGAGATGTCCTTTCACCTGACTGGTCTTTATCCTGATGACTGGGATGGTCGTGTATTCGATCACCCGATTCGAGGTTGGGCCGCTGGTATTTCAAACCCTAAGACTCGCGATGTAATTCAACTTGAGCTGCTTGGTCTCCCTGAGGATCCAACTCAACAAGGAACAGGAGCAATACCCGGTGATTGTATTCTCTCAACTACTCGATTACCTGGAGTACCCAACGCCGTTCAATCTGTTGTCGTTAAGCACTATACCAATGGTGTATATGACGGTAACTCCAGGCTTGGATTTCTCTCGTATGAAATGGGTTTTCAGAAGTTCATGGGATCTCCACTGGACGTTATCTGGCTCGATGAGCAACCTGAATACGCCATCTTTTCCCAGTGCATAACACGTACCGCTGATACCGGGGGTATGCTTTACATGACGTTCACCCCAGAGATGGGTATGACTCCAGTAATTCATATGTTTATGCATGATCTCAAGCCCGGACAAGCTCTGATACGAGCAAGCTGGGATGAATGTCCTCACCTAACTGAAAAAGTCAAAGCTCAGCTACTGGCGGTCTACCTCCCTCATGAACGTGATATGCGTACCAGAGGTGAACCTGTATTCGGTTCCGGTATGGTCTTTCCTGTTCCTGAAGATTTCATCATGTGTGATTCCTTCATCATTCCTGATCACTGGGAACGGATAGCTGCAATCGACTTTGGATGGGATCACCCAACAGGAGTGGTTTGGATCGCTATTGACCCGGCTGATAAATGTCAATACGTATACGCTACGTACAGGCAGAACAAAACAGTACCGGCTTTGATCGCTACTGCAATGATCGATGTGGGTCGTGGGATCCCTACTATGTGGCCTCATGACGGACATCAGGAGATAGATAGAGGCTCCAATATGACCATCGCTGATCAGTATCGGGATCTGGGAATCAACATGCATTTCTCTCATTTTACTAACCCACCACCAGTAGGTATGGATGAGGACAAAGGGGGTAATGGTGTAGATGCTGGTATCCTCGCTATGCTAACTAAAATGGAATCTGGTAAGTTTAAGGTGTTCAGAAATCTTAATGACTGGTTTGAGGAATTCAGGACTTACCACAGGAAAGACGGTAAGATCGTGAAAGTTAATGATGATTTGATGTCGGCTACACGGTACGCTTCACAGATGACCCGATTTGCTTTGACACCGATACAATCAAATTTTAATACTAAAGGCAAGATCAAGTATCCGAAGATAGAGGTGATCTAAATGTCAGTTCATAGAAATGATAAAGGGAGTTCTCATGGATCTCATGATAGTTCTCATGGTCGCCGACAGAACAAACCTCTAACGGAAGATGAGATCAATTCAATTATTGATAATGAGCTTGAACAATCTCAACTCGTTAAAGAAACTAAACTTGCTACTGATGTAGCTGATGCTATGGATCTGTATTTGGGTAAACCTTTCGGAACAGAGATGGATGGTAGATCTCACTTCGTATCCCGAGATGTTATGGATACTATCGAATGGATCATGCCGGTCTTAATGGATATTTATACTTCTACTGATACTCCAGTAGTAATTGAACCCCAGAATGAAGAGGATGTATTAGGTGCTGCTCAAGAGACAGCTTTTATGTCCTATGTCATGAACCGTCAGAACCCTGGCTTTACTATCGTTCACAACTTTTTCAAAGATTGCTTAATGTCCAAGATCGGTATCGTGAAGAACTGGTGGGATGAGACTCAGGAATCTATTGAGGAAGAATATGAGAACCTGACAGATGCTGAACTGGATGAACTTCTGGTAGATGAGAGTGTTGAGGTAATTCAACATACTGCTATTGATGAAGAGACCAAGGAAGAGACAGCTGAATTAATCAGTAACGCGAGTCACAATGTCAAGATCAAACGTATCAAAGCTGAGAAACAGATCCGACTGGAGAATGTGCCTCCCGAAGAGTTCAAGATTGATCGTAGAGCCAAGAGTAAAGCTGATGCTTCTATGATGGCTCATATCACTACCAAGACTGTCTCAGATATTATCGCTATGGGTATTACCTCCCGTAAGACAATTGAGCGAATTGCCACGGAGACAGGTACTTCTGGTGAAAGTGCAGATCAGACTATTTTATCTGCTCCCTTTATTGCTCGTCACCGAGAGGATAGTACTGATCCTAAAGAATTCTTATCTACTCGGGTAGATCTGGGTATGCGAGAACTTGTCCTGGAGGAAGTCTGGATCAAGATTGATCAGGATAATGATGGTATAGCAGAACTTCGACAGATCTTCCGTATCAATAAGGAGATACTATCCAATGAAGCCCAGGATGCTTTCCCTTTCAATTTCACCAGTCCAATTCTGATTCCACACAAGTTGATAGGTCTGTCTGTAGCTGAACTGGTAGCTGATCTCCAGCGTATTAAGTCCCACTTGATCCGGGCTATGCTGGACAATATCAACTCCGCTAACAACGGACGATTCTCAGTACTGGAGGGTGCAGTAAACATTGAAGACTTGCTGACTACCCGACCACTAAACATAGTACGTGTAAGAGCACAAAATGCATTGCAACGGTTGGACCACCCTCCATTGCCGCCTGAGACTTTCCAGATGCTCGGATATCTCGATCAAGTTCGTGAAGGTCGTACAGGTGTGAATGGTGTATCACAGGGTTTAGATGAAAAAATCTTTGGATCCAACACTCCCTCATCTGCCGTTACCCAGTTAATGAGTGCAGCCCAGCAGCGAGTGCAACTCATTGCTCGTGTGCTTGCTGAGACTGGGTTGCGGGAGATCTACCGTGATATTCACCGGCTGGCGCTTACACACGTTAAGGCTGAGCAAGTGTTTCAGTTAACTGGTACTTTCGTTACTGTTAAACCTGATACATGGCGTAGTAGGCGTGATTTTACCGTTAGAGTCGGTACTGGTCATGTGAACAAAGAACAGAAAATGTTCCACTTAAATCTCCTTACTCAAGATATCCAGGCTCTGATCTCCAGTGGCAAAGAGAACCTTGTCACTGATAAGAATCTCTATAATCTTGAGAAAGAGAAAATTATGGCTGCTGGGTTCAAGAATATTTCTGACTTCATCACTGATCCAGATAGACCAGGAAATGAGAGAGAACCTACTGCTGATGAGACTGCTCAACAACAACAACTGGATATCTCAATTCAGATTGCTCAGGCAGAACTTGAGATTAAGAACAAAGCGGTAGCTGTGAAGGAAGCTGAAGTTCAAATCAAAGCAGCAGAACTTGAGATCAAACAGCAAGATGCACAGGTCTCTGCTACCAGAGCTGAAGCAGAAATTCAGAAACTTGAACACGATAAGGTTATTGCTGAACTGGAAGTCAAACTGAAGCAACAAGAACTTCAATTAGAGAAAGACCAGGGACGAGGTGTCAAGATAGGGTGATCAATATGACTGACGTAATTTCTATTCACTCACCACAAGTACCACAAGAAGTAATTGAGAACGTAGAGAAACTTCTCTTAAACCTGAAAGCCGGGAATGTAGATGGAGTTGCTTTAGTATGGACTCTGAAAAATGGAGATCTTCATACTCTTGTAAATACAAAAATAAAAGTATCTCAATTATCTCTTGGAACACTTATGGTGCAAAGACAGTTGACGGATTCGGCAATTATAGCCACTATTCCAAAGGGGTAAGGAGATAACAGCATGTACGATAATTTAGAAGATACACCTCCAAGCATGTTAGAGGAGCGTGTCAAAGGTAATCAAGCTTCTTACATTTTGGAGAATGAAGCGTACAAGGAAGCAATGCTCCAGATGAAGGCTGCGGTCTTAGGTGCATGGAGAACAACTAAATTGGATGCAAGTAAGGAGAGAGATTACTACTGGCTACAAATGAAGGCTATTGATGCCTTAGAAACGAATTTAGAAAGTCTAATTGATACCGGCAAAATGGCTACTATCCAGATGGAAGTTGAGGATCGTAAGCTGTTGCAAAAATTAAAAGAAAAGATTATGAGTTGAATCTTGATCTTTTTTAGGAGATATTGTTATGGCTGATGCACTGAATAACCCTCTTGATGAGGGACTCGATAGTTCACCAGAAGACAAATTACTCGCCATGATGGACCCCAAACCTGGGACAACCGAAGATGACGATAAGCTAGAAGATAAGGACGATCCAAAGGACTTGGATCAGGATCTGGATAATGAGGATGTGGATGACCTCGATGATGATAAAGATCCCAAGGATGATGTAGACGATGACGACGATGATGAACCCAAGGACAAGGATGAT